ATGCAAGCACGGTCACTTACGGCGTTTACCCCCGTGGGATGCTGATGGTAACTGGCAATGGGGCGATTGCCCTGGGAAAGATTGCTCCCGTAACGATCACCCGAACTGGCAATGGCGCGGGATTCAAAAGGAGGCGCAATGCTAACCACTTTTGACAGTTTATCCGAGCGTATCCAGATGCTTGAAGAAGAACTAAAGCACGTCCTGTCGGACTGGAACGACCTTGTAAAAGCAATTGGAGCGCCTAAAAACGGAATTGCTATTGGACACGTAAAAGCATTAGTAGCCGAGCGCGACAAATATAAAGCCAGGGCGAAAGCAATGGAACGGGGAATGAAAGAGATTAGTGCGCCATGTCGCGCGTGTGTATATTTTGGAGAAGGTAACTGTCGTGCGGAATTTGATAGATGCTGTAAAGATAAAAACTCGCAATTTATATTCGACGAATCCCGCTTTGCCGCTCACGAAACCGCCGAAAATGAGCAACAAACGGATTTGATGAACAAAAATGAGTAACAGTTTACATCTGGCCCGGCAATATCAATAGAAGCAAGGAAAGCGTTTAGGGGGAACGAAATGAGATTCTTATTATTAGGGCTATTTATAGGAATATTACTGGTAAGCGTATTTCAAATAGCACGTGGATTAATGAAGTATCACGAAAAATTAACAGACATGAAAAATGATTTAGAAAGGAACAAACGCAATGGGATATGAAGAAGACCGTAGAAGAGAGCGCGAAGAATCGAGGGAGTTTGCAAAAAAGGTGGTAATGTGGTGTGTCATAGGATTCATCGGCCTATTCGGCTTAATGACAGGCTGTAGTTCATTCTACACGGTTCAGAGTGGGCAACGAGCAATCGTGTTTACATGGGGCGAAGTAACGAGCGTTTCCGGAGAAGGATTGCGCTGGAAAACCCCGTGGATGCAGAGCGTGGAGAAAGTTGACATCCGGATTCAAAAGGTAGAATCACCCGCAGACGCAGCATCGAAAGACCTACAGGCCGTAAGCACTAACGTAGCATTGAACTACTCGCTTGATCCAAAAAACCTCAAGGAGCTGTATTCAACGATAGGACTTGACGTTGAACATCGGGTCATAGCAACTCGTATTCAAGAGATTGTAAAAGCGGTAGTTGCGAAGTATACCGCCGAAGAACTGATTACAAAACGTGAGATTGTAAGGTCGGAAATCGCACAATCGCTCACGCAACAACTCCTTGAATACTACATCATAGTTGCGCCGGGAGGAGTACAGATCACAAACTTTGATTTCTCGAAAGCGTTTAACGACAGCATAGAAGAAAAGCAAGTCGCGGAGCAAAAAGCTCTCACGGCGCGCAATAATCTTGAGCGTACCAAAGTCGAGGCCGAACAAAGAATAGCGCAGGCTCGCGGAGAGGCAGAGGCGATCCGCATTCAAGCCGAAGCCATACGAGCGCAGGGCGGCAAGGAATACGTAAGCCTTAAAGCAATCGAAAGATGGGATGGAAAACTGCCGACTTATAACGGCGGCTCAGGGCCATTGCCCTTCCTTGAAGTGAAATAAAGATTCCGCGCGTGTCCGGTGCGTTGCCGGACGACAAATAGACGCGCGGAAAGCGCCCCGGCAGGGTTTGTTTATTTTCCCCTGCCGGGCGGTGAATGACCGTAACGGTTACAGCGGAGAAGAGCAACATGGCAGAAGTAAATATAATCAAAGTAGATGTTTGCCCTGATGGAAGACTGGATGTAAGAAATGCCGCGAAGTATTGCGGGCTGAGTTATCGGACATTAAATACAAAGCGAACACGTGGCGGTGGGCCAGTGTACGTAAAAGTATCATCACGGATATTTTATTATCGTACAGACCTTGACGCATGGATGAAAACAGCGAGAATGATTAATACATCGGAACAGGCAAATAAAGCTGAGGCAATAAAACCCAAGAGGATGAAATAAGAGCGCGATGCTTATATATCACGTTACAACACCAAAGAAGGCAAAACTATATAGGCATACCGGGCATATATGCAAACCGGTACGCGGCTTCGATACGTTTACGGCAGCGATGGCATGGGCAATTAAGGTCGGGCGTAAAGTAATCTACGAAGTATCCGGAGAGCCCGGCTATCTACTGCCAGATCATCATAACGAATGGGGCAAAGCGTGGTGGATAGATAAAAACGTTCCGGTAGAAAACATTAGATGCGTATTGGGGTCAGATGAAAAATGGGAAAAGTAAATGAATAGGCGCGATGCAATAACATTATTCGCAACCGCAATAATCGCAGGAGGTATGCTTGCCCGTATTACATGGGATATGAGTATATATAATGCTTTGTGTACGTCCGTTATGAGCATCCTGATGTTTTACAGCGGGATAGCAATAGGAAGGAAAGCAAAATGAAGATACCTAAAACAATACGCATTGGCGGCATAGACTATAAAATCATAGAGACAAAAACTCTCAATGATGGTCATGATATCCTTCATGGATGTATTAATTATGGCAAATCAACAATAGAACTAAACCCATGCAACCAAGAATACCAAGCGTTGTGTTGTACTCTATGGCATGAAGTAATACATGGCATAATTAAACATACCAATATGAATGTCACGAAAAGTGGCGAAGAGGCTATTGTAGACACCATAGCAAAGGGGATATATCAAGTATTGGAAGACAATCCTGAGATATATCAAAACGTATCCAAAGGGAAAGCAAAATGAAAATCTGTGAACTGAAGATAAAAAACCATGCGAGAGTAGAAGCGCTTGTCCCGCTTCTTGTTATGGAAGGATATAAAATATCTGTAAAAAACGACAAGAAAAACAATTACGACTGGGACTACGGATATACCATGACCATAGAAGACGGCAAGGTCACGGAGCGTGAATAAGAGCCGTATGCGATACAAGATTCGAGGTCCACGCTTAACGCGAGTAAAGACAGCAAAGAAGCTCGTATTGGCAACAGAAGAAACGACATCGGCGGAACGTATAAAGCCGCGTGATTTGTTTAATGCGTGTTGGCAGCGCGGATATAGTGTAAAAGATATCGTAGCAGAGATAGGCGGGACGGTAGCAGACTGGAATAATTGGATGAGAGACGCCGCACATCTGCAAATAGCGCCTTTCATAAACCTATTAGTTAAACCCAAAATACGCCCGGCGAGATTCCACGCAAAGCCAGACAAAAAGGAACAAGCAAGCCAAGAAGATGAAAAAATAAAAGCGGAACGTATGGAAGCGCGGGATGAAACATATAAGGCCTATGAGCGGGTTAAATATCTTCTTACGACCCCATTAGATATTGACCTTAGAACAGTATTAACGGGTGCGTATCAAAGACTGGGAAAAGCCATTGAAGACCTGGAAAAATACGACAAAGAAAAGGAAGATGGGGTCGCCAGCCATGACAATCTATAGGAGAGCCAACGACCCCTAATGAAAGGATTTGCAAGCCAACGGAGAATTGTAAGCTCACGTGACTATTGTACATTAATGGAGAGATAAGTCAAGTGAACAAGCCAGTAAAATATTACAACGTGTGGATTGTAGATAAAGATAATGCGGCATGGCTGGACGCAAGCGGCAGAATGAATATTGACCGCACAAAAGCATCACGATATAAGTCTGCAAAACGGGCAACGAGCGCGGGAGAACGATGGATAGATAAGGGTTATCCGCGCTGGTACGAAGTATTAAGCGATAATGAATATCCATCCGTCGGGGGCGGCGGAATCGCATTAATGGATCATGGTTAATGCGTTGACAAAATATTAGCAAGGGATAACATGAAAGGGGGAAAAGTATATGTGGGGAACGTATTTACCGTATTTAGGATTCAGGCAAAGGTACAGAGAAACGCCAACATCAGACCCGGCAATGGATGTTAAATATCCGGATAAAACATGTGATCTGGAATGGGTGTCAGATACGCTAGAGTTTGAGTGGTTGGGATTCACTTTGTTAATACATGTAAGCGGTAAAGCAACGTGTGTTAGTAGCGATCCAAAAGCGGCAGTAGAGAAAGTAATAAAGAGCATGGAAGATGGGAATAGCAAGACTTAGAACACGGCGCAAAGGCGGCGAAGAATCTCTCGTAGGAATCATGCGCGAGATGGGATGGGAAGCAAAAGAAGCGCGTCGCGCTATACGATGCGTGTTTGCCGCTATCCGCGTATGGATGCTTTCTATGGCGGCGGGAATAGATACCCGTGTAAGTTCACAGCTAACGCTCCGCGGCATAGGATCGTTAAGTTGGATAACGTCTACAAGAACCGGATGGACACGATGGATATGGGCGTCACATGGGAAGATAAAACAGGCGGAAATAGCGGCAAGTAAGCAGAGCGCAAATATCATGGTAGAGGCGCGAAAAAAAGTTCGTGAAGGGCGTGAAGAAATAATCGAACCTGTTGAATATCTCAGGCTTATACGCAACGAATACCAAAAGATGATATACGATGAGTATGGCAAAGATGCAAGTTAGCGTAAGAGGACATAGGCCGCCATTAATCAAGAACGTAAAACGATACGTAGGCTGGCAGATTGCGCTTAAAAAAGTGTGCGCGCCATATTCAGGGGAAATAAGCGGAAGCGACAAAGGATATACGATTAAGTTGAAGTTTTATGTGCTGCGCCCGTGGGGGCACATGTGCCGAGAAGGAGTAAAAGCATCGGCACCAAAGCACCCGGTAACTGCGATGTATCTCATGGACGCTGTAACGGTTACAGTGGAAGAGGTTATGTACGTGCTGGGCGTTGATAAGAAGTGGTGTTTAGGGGTAGAAGCGACAAAACAATGGGTAGGCGATCCAGACCTGCAAGGCATAGATATAACTGTGGAGCTTGTATGAAAGAACATTCATTTGGGTTAAGTAAGGGAAGAGATGCAGACGTGTTTCACAATTGGCTGATAAAGTATGCCAAGATATACATACCGGGAACGATTGCGAAATTCAGCGCATGGGTAGGTATGGAAGTAAAAGAAGAGCCTGCCCCAAAAAGGCCGGGGCATTTCAGATACATACCGGTAAATGATAAGCGGCTATATGTTACGTCCTTCGGGACGACAGGCGTACTTAATCATCCGACAGAAGTAATAAAAATACCAAGCCCGAAGGAATTAATCGGCAGTAAGCATGTATGCGATCTGATGTTATGGGATTCCTATTATGTACAGCGGATCATGAAAGAGGAAACATACAAGATGATGATTGATTATCTGAGATCGCAGGGCGTCGGGAAGCCGGGGACATGTAATTGCCGGGGGTGCATAGCTCATGGATAAAGGAATAGTAGTATGCCCGGTTGATATCGAAAGCGGACGAATCTGGTTTGAAGGAAGCAAAGAATGGATACACCCACCCGACCCAATATGGATACATACGAAGTATTCAATGCCGTTCGAGGGGGCGCTTGCATACCTCAAAATGAGATATACAGTACGGCGGGCGTGCTGGCCGGAAAACGAATATATAGTAGCAGGGCATAAAGGCACGATAGACGGGAAACCGGTCACGTCATGCCTGCTCTACCATAAGGATAGTGAACATATAGCATGGACGCCGGATACATGCGACCTGCTATCAATCGATTGGGTTTTATTAAGGAGAGATAAATGAACGAAAGCGCGTTGGTAAAGATGGGTGCGTTATGGAAAAAGCAGGGCAAAGACGGAGCGACGTTTTTATCAGGCGGCGAAGGAGCGATAAAGTTCCTTGTGCTTCCGAATAATAATAAAAACAAGAACACAAGCCCGGACTATTACTTGTACGTAGCTCAGCGGGAGCAGAAGCCGCCGGCAGGAAACGACAGCGTGGGAGACATATACTGATGCAGGAAGAATATGACTTACTAGGCGGGATAGACAATAGCGTATTTGATTCGCCGGGAACGTTCGCGGAAGACGCATTTGGCGGCGAAGCGCAGGAGAAGAAAGATACCGGATGGATAAGCGTAGCCAGTTCCATGATAGCGGCAATGCGGTATATAGGCGCGGAAGGAAATATGTACGTCCGGTTTCCAAACGGGGCGGAATACGTATATTCCACGCCGGAGAACGTATTCAGGGAAATGCTTAACGCGCCGTCAATAGGAAGCTATTTCAGACGGAATGTATATACCAGGTATCGGTATTCAAGGAGATAAAGGCATGGGGTACGAAGTAAATATTGAGAACGCAATCAAGGTATGGCTTACGGAAAATACTGATGTGATAAAAGGCGCAGTGGCCGAAGGGGCGGTACAGGCAGTATCGGCACAAGCGCCTGATGGCCTAATGCGATTAGGGGCGGCGGTTGCGGTAGTAGTCGAAAAATGGCTGGAAAGCAACAAGACCGACCTTATAGCGGCAATGGCCGGACAAATCGCAACGTACTATCACCAATTGTATGACGGAAGGAATGGCAATGATATTCAAAATGTGGCGCAAGCCAAAGGCGGAGAAGGAAATCCCGAAGCCGGTAGAGAAATCGGAGACAGTCAAGGCGCTGGAACTGATAGCGTCGAGACCATGCTCGGCTAACGATAACGAACCGTGCGCAGTCAGAAAGCCGGAGTATCCGAAGCAATGGTGTAATAGGTGTATAGCCATGAAAGCGTTAATGGAGAAAACAAATGAGTGAATTAATCAAGAGCGTACATAAAAGACACAACGATGATGACAAGAGAGTTACATTACAAGAAATCTCTGATATTACCAAAGCGGCATATCGGACTGTTGCGGCATACGCGCAGCGCGCTGGGTGGACAGAGAACGGCAAGCAAACACTGCTAACCGAAAAACAGGCGACGGTCATCATCGAAGCCATGAAAGACGGTGCTAAGGCAAACCACAGTAATACCTTGTTGTCGTCCATGCAAGGTGTTAATACCAGCCTATCCAGAGTCTTACAGCTAGAAAACCTTCAGAAACAGATGCAGGAAATATACGATGCAGAGATATCCGACCTCCGCGCCGCCAACCAGGCGCTGCTTCCGAAAGCAGAATATTTTGATGAATTGGTAAGCCGCAATCTTCTGACAAGTTTCCGTACCACAGCGAAAGAATTAAAGGTACGCGAAACGGATTTTATCAAGTTCCTGCTCAATAAAAAATTCGTATACCGAAACAAGTCAGGAAGCCTGGAGCCATACGCCGACAAAAACAACGAATTATTCGAGGTTAAGGAATGCGTCAGCCCGAACAATACATGGCGCGGAACGCAAACGCTTGTAACTCCAAAGGGACGGGAAACATTTAGACTTCTATTCGCAAAAACAAAAGCCGCATAAGGGGCGAGGTAAGCAATGAGTGAAATCGTAAGTGTAATTGTAATAGGGCTTGTGGCGACAATCGCGGTAGTCGGGTTGGTATACATCACAGGCATGGCGGTAAGGTTCATGGGAGCAATTAAATTCAATGAACCCGAACTATTGAAACCAACGGCAAAGAAGAAAGAAAGCTATCCTGAATCGACCGTCTATGGGTATGACGATACATACGCGGCAAACGTCGAGGATGCGGTATCGCATGATATCGGAAGTTTTAATCAGACGGGGCTCGAAAGCATATTGGGCAGGAAGTATTAAGAATGGCAACGTACCCTCGTGCGGACAAGACGCTTAATGACGCAATCAATCATCTTGAGCAGAAGCTCATTGATTGTGATTTCGATGAGCGGAAAGCATGGGACAGTCTCGGGCAAAACGAGATGGGGTTTGTTATCCAGGAAACGGTGAAGTGTCGTAACTCGCTGGAGTATTACCTCCAGAACTATCATTTCATAAGGCGTAAAGATACATCCATAGCAACAATATATCCTCTATGGGAATCACAGTCAGTCTTTATAGAAGTATTCTGGAAGCAGTATAACGAGAACCGGCCTATACGGATCATGATACTTAAATCCAGGCAGCAGGGTATAACAACACTGAGCGTAGCTATTCTGTGCTGGATGACATTTCTGAGTCCGAACCGGCACGTGCTGTCAATGTCGGATGAGTATGACAAGGTAAGCGCAAATTATAATATGGCTAGGATGGCATACCATTTCCTGCCGTGGTGGATGCGTCCGGGCAAGAGATACGACCGCGAATCAGAACTGTTAGGGTTCGACCGAAATAAAGGCGAAGATACGAAGGGGCTTGATAGCCGGATAATGTTCGAGGCGGCCAATAAACCATCGGGGGCGGCATATTCAAAGTCACTCTTTGCGGCGCACCTGGCAGAGATCGGGCGGTATCGGCATCCGAAACCAATTACAGAGGGAGTCTTCGGAAGCCTTATTGGATTGCCGCGGAGCCTCGGAATACTGGAAGGAACGGCACAAGGCAGGGGAACGCTGTATCATGGGTTATGGAAACAGGCCATTGCGGGACAGTTCGCATGGGAGCCAATCTTTATCGAGTGGTTCAAAGAGCCGTCATACCGGACAACGCCCAAACCAGGATTCGCGCTGACAGCCAATGAGAACGCCTTAAAAGCAAAGATAAAGGAAACAATAGGCTACGAGATAGAAGATGAGCAGTTCCAATGGTATAGGGATAAGCGGCAGGAGTTTATAGCGGCGGGCGACGAAGCGCGGTTCCCGCAAGAGTTCCCTTCTGACCAGAACGAAGCATGGGTTGCGTCGGGAGATACGATCTTTCCAAAGACAAAGCTGCTTGACCAGTTGACACACTTTGTCCGCAAACCCAGGTGGCGAGGCATTATCACTCTGGAGGAAGCGCAGTACAAATTAATCCCAGACCCGGAAGGTGATTTAAGCGTATGGGAGTTTGCAAAAGCCGGGGGTAGATACGTAATAGGAGCTGATACATCGTTAGGATTGGAAAGCGGAGACCTGAGCGCAGCGCACGTAATCGCTGTTCCTAATAATCCGAATGAACCATTGAGGCAATGCGCGGTATTGCATGGACGCATTCCACCCCATGAGTTTTCACGATGCCTGGCGGCATTAGGGTATATGTACAACGCGGCATTAATAGCCCCGGAGGTTAATCAGATAAACTCAATTGTGGTCGATTTGGTAAATACGTTCAACTACCCGAATGTATATAGAATGACCAATACCGTAACCGGCAGAGGCATGGCTCAATATCTCGGATGGATGACAACGTATAGAAATAAAAACGCAATGATAGGACGGCTTCGCGAGCTATTGTTGAAGTGGGATGTCGTAATAAAAGACGATAAAACGATCAATGAGATGCTTGAGTTTGTGCAAAAAGATAATGTGACAGGGCAATACGGCCCGCAGTCCCATGATGGACATGATGATTTAGTAATGGCGTTGTGTATAACGGCTTATGTCGCAAGCGACATGAACCCAGAGATGTTAAACATGCAGGATAATAACGGACAATTAGAAGTAAAGGACTACCAAGCATACGACGTAGAAGAATCTGATAGTCAGGCAAGTGATTATGTTCCTGCTTTTGAGGAGTTATAGGATATGAAAAAGAAAAAAGTAGAGTTTGTTATAGCGGAAGAAACGGCAGAAGCTATTGCAAGAGTTATAGGATCGTATGAGACGGAAAACGACCTGCTTAACAGGGTCAAAGACCTAGCAAAGCAAAACAAAGAACTTGAAGCAAAGGCGACGGAAGCCAAAGTAATACACGCAGGCGGCAGAACGGTACGCACGGATAGCGTGGGGCAATTAGTTGTACCCGTTACAGTGGATATCCCCGAAAGATATGTTACGGCAATGACGGCGAAAGCCGCCGCGAATAACATGACGCTGGAACGTTACATAAGCATAGTAACGGCGAGCGGAATAGAAGCGGGATGGTACAGCTAATGCCTATATATGAAGCGACATGTACATCATGCAATAAGAAATACGAGTGGTATACACCGTGTATCACGGACCAAACCGTGCGATGCCCAATATGCAGCGCGATAGGGGTGCGCGAGTATTCGCCGTACCGTCCACGAACATTTGAGCCATTCACGACAAGAAACATAATGCGGGATGGCAAACCGGTAACAATCTCGTCCGAAGCCGAGCATACGCGGATATGTCACGATCAGGGCGTGGTTCCATTAGACAAAGATTATACGCTCCCGTCTCAGCCGACATTTGAGCAGCGGGCAAAAGAAGCGTTTCCGGAAGCGAGGATATGATTATGGCGGCACTTCCATCATGGCATTCAGCAGATTACGCAGGAAGTAAATTCAATCTCAAAGTAGGAGACCATCAATCAATAGTACGCACATGGTGTAACGCCATGTACGATGAAGCGCATTCAGAAATGGAAGCCAGCGAAGAGTATCAGAATTACGAGAAGTATATTCGATACCTCATGGGACACCAATGGGCGGGGCGCAGACCGAAATATCGAGCGTCCCCGGTAGACAATCGCCTGTGGATAAACATGGTACAACTCGTTAGCTATCTTACGGATACAAGGCAGACGTTTGAAGTGCGCGCCGAAAACACTCAGCACGAAAAAACGGCGGAAACGCTCAACAAACGCAATTCCGCATGGGTAATCCAGCGCGACTGCGATATGACGACGGCGATGATTTGCATGTATTCCGCAGTCTGCGGCGTCGGATATGCCCGGCAAATTTGGGAACCGGAACTGGATGGCGGCGAGGGCGACATAGGCATGACAGCGTGCGGACCTACAGAAGTAATAATGATAAAGCCAAGCTATGATATTCAGGCGGCGCAGGGATTAATATATGAGAAGGTAATGCCGCTTACATGGTTCCGTCAAAGATATCCCCTATATGGCGATCTGGTTCAATCGGATGCCGAATATAGTTCCGTGAAGTCGGCGGCAAACCTTGTCACGCCGGGAACCATGTCCAACATTCCAACAGATAAACAGAATCCATTTGAGAGCTTTCTTAGCGGATTCAGGAATAAGCCAAAGCCGTCTTCTGCTATACCTATGGGCAAATACCGCGAGTTCTGGCTTAAAGACTATCAGGTAAACACATCAAATGCAGATGTTTACGTAGGTAATATGGCCAAGGGTACGGGGTATATGGTTCAGCCCGGACAGCGGTTATATCCAAGAGGGCGGCTAATCATCATGGGCGGTGACGTAGTATTGTACGACGGACCTAACCCGCATTGGCATGGTCGGTTCCCCTTCGCCGCGCTGCGCATTAATCAGCTTCCCTGGACATGGTACGGGGTAAGCGAACTGCGTAACCAGATACCTTTGCAGGATACGATGAACAATCTTATGGCGGGCATTCTGGATATAATCAAACGAGCGGTAAATCCGCCGGCGCAATCACCGACAAATGCCTTTAGCGATTCACAGAAAAGAAGCATGGATCCAAACATGCCGGGTTTAAAGGCGTACTATAATCCAGCGGCAGGGATTAATCCATTACAGTATGCGCCTGTACCGCAATTACCACCGTATGTATTCCAGGCTCTTAACTGGGCGAAGGCGGAATTATCCGACCAGACAGGGTTTATAGACATGGGTGCAATTGCTGGAAAAGGACTGCTTCCGGGCGCGGATACATTGGAAGCGTTAGGGCAAAGTCAGCAGACATTAGTAAGACTTAAAGTTAGATATATTGAGGCGTTCTTTCGCGAAATCGGCGAGCAGTGGATAGCAAACGCATTTCAATATTATCGTACAAGAAGGACGCTGATGTCAGTCGGCATGGATGGCCTTACATGGACGGATTGGACATGGGACCCGCAGAGCCTTTATCCCGATCCTCTTAACCCATCAGAGCATTGGAGATCGTTTAAGTGGACTATCCTTCCCGGCACAATGCTTAAATCACAACGCGAGCCGGAACGGGCAATGGCATTTCAGTTAAGACGTTTGGGAGATATATCGCGCAAACATCTATACAAGATACTTGATATGGAAGCGACGTATGACGATGTCGAAAAAGAACTGGAACGCGAAGGAGCGCAGACAATTATTAATATGTTAAGGCAAAAGATGTCAGGGATGGATGGCGGCGGCGGCATTAATCCGGCATTGCTTCAGGAAGTAAATAATGCCGTAATGGAAAAGCCTAATATTTTGTGAGCGGCAATCACTTGATAAAATATTAAGCAATTGTAATATCAGAATTGTTTACAAATTGGAGGTCAGACATGGCAGATAAACCGAAGGGAACAGAGGTAATACCGCAGGGTGATAATACGGCGCCGAGTAATGTTGATAGCCCGGCGACATTCGCCCCAGACGCAAGCAAAGTTCCGCCACAGCCTGTTTTTGAGGAAGGATAGGATATGGGCGCATATGGAAATTATCTCCCCGGCGCGCCGCCCCTACCGCCTGACGTATCAACGCAGATGGGAGCGGGCAGCGATTGGGGAGGCGGATTGTCGGCAATAGCACAGCAGAATGAACCCTATGGGAACATTCCCATGCAGCCGGAGCCGCAACAGAACACCAACCCTTATGGCGACCTGATGTCTCAGGCATCCGCCATACAAACCGTTTTGGAACAAATGGCATCGGCGGAACCGGGTTTTAGCCCGTTTGCCCGACAAGCCATTGAATCTATTACGAATGGGCTTGCGGCGCTCAGTTCAGCACCGCAGGCGTCAAGTGCGTTGCCACCGGAGATGATGGCAGCGGCGGGCGGAGCGCCATTAGCGTCGCCGCCATTGGCATAAACAGAAGGAGAACGATATGTTATCAGAAAGCCTTGAGAAGCTGGTCAATCAAATTCAAGACCCAGCGGAACGAGAGGCAACCCGCAAAGACTTAGAGGGCGCAACTCTACGCCAGCAGGATTACTCTCGCCGCATGAATGAATTAGACGCAGACAGGAAGAAAAACCAGGCATGGTACGCGCAGTATAGTGGCCAATACGCGGCTATGGCGGAAGAGTTGGAAAAGTATCGACAGGGGAATGCACCATCAACAACCGATGTAGTGCCCCCCCAGGGAGAAATCAGCAATAGCGACGAAGGGTCTAATGCGTTGATAAAGCAAGCTCTGGAAGAAGCGCGGCAAGCGAGAGCCGAAGCCGCGGCGCTTAAACAGCAGCTTGCAGACGGCAACGTAGTAACACAAGAGCAGTTGAATCAAGTGGCGCCGGGTATGTTCGACCGATGGGGTTCCGCAGTGTTTGGAGTGCTGGAAAAAGCAAACCAGGCGCGGAACGAATATGGGATAAACATATCTCCGGAAGAACTGGTCAAGAAATCCAGCGAGTTAAACGGAAGTCTCGATCAGGCATACAGCGCTTTGACAGCTCAGGCGCGGGAAGATAAGCTCCGGGCGGATATCCGCAAGGAAGTTGAGGAACAGATGAAAACGCAATTTGCGTCAAACGCGGTTCCGTTGGCCGGCGGCGGATACTCTCCGGCGATGAACCAGTTTGAATCGTTTATGAGCGGATCGTCTGGAACCGACAATAACGTTATCCCGCCGAACGTTGGCATAGAACACCCCGGATTTGCGCAGGCACTGGCCGCGAGCTTACGGGCAGAAGGAAAGTATTAGCAGTACCCCGCGAAAGCGGAAGACGTGCCAAGCCGGAACTCCGGAACCGCATGATGAGGAAGCGTAAGCCGAACCTCCAGTAAGCGGAAGGATATGAAGCGAGGCAAGTGTTTTAGTAACGACATTTGTTTTGTTTAAACCTTTTTGACTTACGGAGGGCGTATGCCTCTTAACTACAATGACATAAATTCAAAAACCACAGAGTACACAATTCCACGACTGTACGACCTTATCTTTAAGGCGTCACCTATATTCACCAGGCTCCGCACAAAGAACGCAATGATGTTTGAGGGCGGAACAAAAATCAAACAGCCGTTCATCCACGATGAATTAAACGGCGGATCATACGCTCCAGGCGTAGACTTCTCTACGATAGTCGCCCCAGGACGGACAGCAGGTACTGGTATCGGCTATGTACAGACCGACACGGCGTTAGAACTGTTTATCAAGCATTATGAAGTAAACGTCACGCTCATAGGTCCCGATGCCGTCCTTGAGGCGGGTCCGGAAACCGTCATGAAAAGCTCCACAAGCAAACTCATCAATGCAGCCGGGACGATGGCAAAGCTCATTAGTACCGACTTCTGGCATGGAGCAAGTGGAGCGACAGGCGATTCTGCAACCACCGCAATCGACGGTTTCGCCCGTGCAATCAACAACGGTGCCGCGTATCCCGGATCGGGTTTCGGGCATCCTGCATACACAACTTATGGCGGGATTAACAGATTGACCGATTGGCCGGTACCAGTGGCAGCCGGGACAAATAACCACCTGCTTAACGGCGGCGTGTTCCAGTCGGCGGCGCCAGGCCAGATAACCAACGACGAACTTCAGAAAGCCTACGGCGCGGCGACATCCGGCAACCAGCAGCCCGACATGATTGTCACGTCTCAGAATATCTTTAATAAGATACATGGCAATCAGATGGGTATGCGTAGTTATGCGGAAGAGGATACGGACGTGGCGAAGATCGGATTCCGCGCTCTCCGGTACAATGCCGCGTCAATCGTAGTTGACCAGTACGCGCCGGAAGATGTTGCATGGTTCCTGAACTCAAATTACATGCAGTTCTGGACAAGCAAACTTCCGAAATACTCCTTCGGATGGACTGGATGGAAGGCCGCGCCGAACAACGACAACCAGGTTGCGCAGTATCTCTGGGCTGGAAACATTTTGGTAAATAACCCGCGCCTGTTCTCGGTAATCGACGCGAGCAACTGGGCACCCACACCTTAACCCCGTTGTAATTCTCCAATAAGGCGCGGCAGAAAAAACCTGTCCGCGCCTTTATATCTCATCAGGAGGCGCGGTTATGAGTGGGTATGTAGGGCCGACACAGCCTATAACGCAAGGCGGCGCGCAAGAGAACTTCCAGCAAATGATAGACCATGTGCTTTTAGTTCTCCCGAAAGCTACTATTCCTCTAATCAAGCGCCGCATTAATCATCATTTACGCAATTTACAAGAGATGAGATCGTGGGCAGGTCTCATGGTAAGGGGAGAGTTTCATATCCCGGAAGCATATTCGCGCGGAGCGTTCGCCGTAAATACAGGAAGCGACAGGATACAGGGAATACGTACCTCATGGCCGTATAACGATGCGGTCAGTACGACTCTCACGCAAGCAATAACCCACGCAAAAGAACTTCAGGATATATACCCGGCGAGCATGTCAGGTATTAATCCCGGAGACTACGTGAAGATAGGCCGTGAATACGTATTGGTTCACGGAGTTTTAGACGATTGCTTTCAAGGCATACCGGCAGCAGAGCATCCAGCAGGGGCGGTAGTAACCCGCAGTTCGTTTACAGGAAGACAGTTTCATGTTCCATCGCGAAGATGGATGTACACGATAAGGGGTATAGACGAACGTCAGAGGATGAAACTGGATCACGAATGGTCAAGCGCGAGCGTGTCAAGGGAACCGTACCAGATCGTACAGGCATATATAACCTTCCCAATGGGATTAAAGATGTTATGGACGGCGATAAATACCGCTCAAGGTTGGGGAATAAGACCGCATATCACTCAGGATTACCTGAATAGATACGACTCAATGCGGCATTCACAAGGCGGGCCGACAATGCTTGTAGACCTGACGCCTGATGAGATTGGGCGGATACGGTATGAAGTATATCCAACGCCGGTAACAGAAATGGGCATACCGTATATGGCATCAAGGTTCATGCCGGATTTGCATGACGAAACAGACGCGCCGCCGCCATGTATACCATCGGGAATTATAGTTGACAACGTAATTGCCGACGTGATGATGACCAACAGGACGAGCGAAGACTACGATCCTGTCGGGGCAAGAGAGTACCGCAGGATGGCAGCCGAAGCGCTCGGTATCGCACTGATGCAGGACGACAATATCTACATGCAGAATAACACGTGGGATTACTCGCGAAGCGGGCATCCGGTATATGGAGCCGTGAATGCGCAATCACATGATTACGAAGACGCATGGTTTTGACAATATAAGGAGTAGGTAATGAAAAAAATAATGATTAGCAATGGTCTACGCGGGAAAGAAAATCCCGTAGAGTATGTCCAAAAATGCCGCAGTGCGGTAGAAGAATACTATGCCAGGCGCGGTGAAGAGATTGAGCGTCTCGACACGTTCTTCAAAGACTATGACGGCAACCGCTTACAGTTTCTTGGAAAAAGCATCTCAGAAGGCGTAGCGCTTGCGGACGAAGTTGTATTCATGGACGACTGGGAACAGTACGACGGATGCAGGACAGAACACTTCGTATGCGTGACATATAAAGTGCCGGTGAGATATTTGGAAAGCAAGTGAGGTGACTTATGGCAAAGCAGGAAAGCAGGTTTGATGGCGTAGGCGAGTTTGCGCCGGTGTTTGATTCAATAGAAGACACGGGGATACTGGCAAATCCGGGCGACATATTCCCCGAAGGGGATAATCCGGGGCCGCCGCCGATAGTGACGGGTGAACGTATGGGAGTCTGTCATGACCCGGTATATGAAGCCCAGTGTAATAAAAAGTAAGGACGCTCCATGCCAAGCGGACTTGTATCGGACTTAATAAGCAGAGTGCTTCGGCGGATGGATGAGCAGGATCCATTGATTCCGGTTCATTGGTCGCGCGAAGAGATACTTGTCTATGTCAATAACGCAATAGCAGAGTACCAGCTTATAGCAATGGAAATGCAGACAACGGTGTATGTAATTGTAAATACGTCAGATAACGTATACCCCGTTCCAGAATCCATACTCGTTCCGTTTGCGGTATCAGCGCCGCATTCCCTGCGCCGATGTGCGATAAGCACACTCGATAAAGAAAGCTGCTGGGAATCGCCGAGGGGCAGCCGGTTAGGGATACGCGAGTGGTGCCCAATAGGCGCGGATATGTTCCTGATATATCCAAGGCCAAAGGACATTGCAACAGTGGCGGTAGAAGGGCTGGCATTGCACGAACCGCTTCTGGACGACGGCATATGCCGTATGCCAATACGCCCGGAATATGAACAATGTATCGAAGACTGGTGCGTAGAGCGGGCGGCGTTCAAAGAGGGCGGGCAGCTGCTATCGACATACGGCGGCCAATATGAGCAATTCCTCACAATGGTACAAAGAATCAGGGGCATAGAGATTATCAAGATGCGCCCGTTGATACCGAAGGGCGTAGTGGATCACGTCGGACTGAAAGAAAGAGTGGAAGAAATTCATGAGTAGCGTCGGCGAATGCCTGACCCGTATATCCAGAGACCTTAACGAGCCGGACAATACATTTCCGCTCGGATCGTGGTCGCGCACGGAGATGATTGATTATCTCAACAGGGCGGAAAGCGAATGGGTGCACTTGACGGGGATGTTCGCGCAGGATGTAACGATAACGCTTCCACCTGGGCAAGGGATACTTATAGAACGTCCAAACGGCATAAACGACATAACCAGAATAAGTTTCAGCGGCAAGCCTCTAAACCGGCAGACAGCGGAACTGTTTGAATTGGAAGACAGGAACTGGAGAAATCATACAACCGGTCAGCCGTCAAAGTGGCATGAAGACAGATTGCCGTGGCAGTACATAGAACTGAATCGAATACCGCAGGATGGCGGGACAATGCGGTTCTTTGGCGATAAACGGTTCGATCCGTACACAGACGACGATAACCAGCAGATGCACGTCAATGATTACTGGGAAATGTATCTGCGGTGGAGAGTGCTGTCTCTGGCGCTCATTAAAGAGTCAGATGACCGGGATGCAACGAGGGGTAAGTATGCGCAGGGGCGATTTATGATCGGCGTGCGATTGGCAAGATACCTGATGCGTGGCGTAGAGGACGCAAAACTGTAACCGTTACAGTGGTGAATCAATGGAACGCGACATAAGACAGGCGGATATAACATTCAGAAGCATGGGGATAGCGACAAAGTCCGCAGCGGATGATATACCGGATACGGCATGGCGCGCGCTGTGTAACATGCAGGCAGACCAGGAAAATACGCTATCCGTCCGTCACGGGTTCAAGCGCCTGTTTAGCGCGACAACATCGGGACTCGACTCACCGCCGCATTCGTTCTACTACCTACGCGACAAGTACGACAACCGCTGGAGATATGCCGTAACAGAATATGGGAAATGCTTTATCGCATTGGTAGGCGGGGTGTTGAACCGAGAGACGCCGGGAGGTCAAGAATATAGCGCATGGCCAAGACCAGTCGAAGAAGACGAAGATCCGCACGTAGTGATACCGGACGAGAGGTATTACGAGATAGGAGATAAATTCGCAACATGGTACGAAGGCATCGACCATCGTTGCATGTTTGCGTCATACGTGCTTACAGGCAATAGTATGAATCCATTTGTCTTTATGGCGGATGGGAAGAAATTTGTGATGCACAAAGGCGGAATGTATGCGCCAAAAGATATCGGCATCGCGATGCCATTGCCAATAGAGAAGGTAACGATCAATCAAAGCAATCTCAGCGTGCTGATATCAGACTTCGACATATTGGATGATGAATGGGAAGCGGGAAAAATAAACGATGAGTTTGTGCCATACGTGCCAGGAACATGGTTCACGACGGGAGCAACCGCAAGAACAGGCAAGTATGTATGGACATCAATATCAGATGTATACGAGGCAGACGGAGAGATATGCGAGACATGTGCCACGCAGCCAAGACCGTCATGGATAAACGACCATTCGTGCATAGTGATATCGCACAGCAGGGAGCTTAAAACATACAGGATTATTGAATCAGGGGGCGGTCAAGGAAGTCTTCAGCCACCGGTCCCGCAGGATGTCCATTTGGACAGAAATTCGATATATCGACATGGCAAGATCCAAGCAGTGCGCGTTGGGGTATGCGGAAATTTGCACGAAGGATCAGGTAATAGCGATGGTTCAAGAACAGCGCTTATCCGCGCCTTATTGATAAGCATGGAACACCCAGCGCAATCAGCAACGGAAGACGTATGGGTGCCATTATCACCATTAGGCGGCTACACATCGATGGGATTAGTCAATACGAAGGATCGATGGATATATGGAGAGGACGGGAGCGTTGGGAATCGCAATGATACGCGCTCAACAAAGACAATAACGTTTGATGCGAATGAATATATAACGGGGATAAAGGTCGGGAAGTTCAATAACCTCGTAAGAACCCTTGAGTTTATAACGAACAAGGGGTCTGATAAGCAGTGGTGCGGAAGGACGGATACCGACGGTGGAGCAACGACGTATTCAACGATTACTGTCCCAGTCTCAGGGGCAACAAGGTCATCGGTAGCAATAGCTATCGCGCATCGCGGACTTGGGGCGACTGTAAAAGCCGAGTGGCCGAATGTCGCAACCGCTCTCGGAATTGAGATACGGGAAGACAGTACAGACGGAATACGCAAAGCGCTTCCCAACGAAATAGATGGACAGACGGTCACACATAAGGGATTCCGAGCATACATAGGCGATACCCCCAGTACGATGAGCATGGTTGTAAACCCGGACGCAGAGCCAGACGAGCAATGGTTTCCTATAGGCGGAGAAGCGAAGGAAACAGGAAGCAATGAGTTTGAACTGGATATATTAACGACGCCGAAGTTTGCCAACTATGGCACGATAGCAACAGCACCGGGACAGAGCGGCGATCCAACGGCGATAAAACTAACCATAAAAAGCGGCGCGCCGACAGGGTCGGAAGGGCGCATGATCAAAGCATTTATGCCGCCAGTAAAACTCGGCACATCAGAGCCGGAAGAGTCAATACAGATGTCCGTAATGATTCCAAGCAGCATGGCATACGCGGCAATCAATATCATAAAGCTGCGGTTCTACGTAAATCCCACGTACTTCTATGAGGCGGAACTTGAAAAGAATCTATTCGCAGGCGCAGTAGGAGCGTTTCGGATAATAAATATAAGCAAAGGCTTATTATACCCGAATATATTAACCGCGGCTGAGGGATGGGATAGCATAACAGCGGTCGAGATCGTCCTGATAGGGGACGCAGGGGCGAGCCTTGTAATAAGCGACATGCGGTTCATAGACCAAGGGAAGATATCCGGGGTAGACCTCCAGTGGACATATACATACTACGATCCAGAGACAGGCGCAGAGAGCGACTATGCAAAGCCAGTCGCGTATGGAGGGCAACTGACAGATAACCGCATGAATATAATAATTCCGCCCGCGCCGGAAGGAATGCCCAGTACATACGTAGTACGAATCTATCGTATGGGCGGTGGTGTAAACGAGTTCAGGCTCGTAGATGAGTTCTCAATAGAGCGAATCAAAGGCAGATCGTATACCTTCAGCGACAATGTATCGAATGCACGTCTACGCGATGCACTTGAAACAGATAACCAGCAGGCAATGAAGCATGTGCGGGGACTGGAAATATGCGATGAGCGGCTATGGACATACGGCGGATACTACGAGAGTACTGATAGCGGCGGCGCGACAACAAAACACGACGAAGCCCCGAATAAGCTCAGGTATTCAAAGCGCAATCGCGTATGGTCGTTTCCTTCGGATAACTATCTGTACGTAGGCAATAGCAATGAAGAGATACTGCGCCTGATGGAATTTAACGGTGAACTGTTCGTATTTACAACGTCACGCATATTCCGGATAGTCAACCAGGGAGACGATATATATACAGCCCAGAGTACATCGGCGAACATTGGGACGATAGGAAGATATGCAATGTGCCGCGGAGCGCGTGGACTTTATATGAGTACCTATGACGGCGTATATGAAGTCCTGCCAAGCGGACGCAAAATATCAGAACCAATCAACCAGCTATTTAACAACGAAGAATCATCCGGGATGGAGCCGTTCACGGAGCCGTCAAAACAGCGCCCATATTCGATGGTAGCTATGGCTTACTACGACTCAAAAATGTACATGACGTATAGGGCGACAGCAGTAGCAGATGCGTATAACGACCGGACGTTAATATATGACACGATATTCGATAGATGGTCATGGCGTCCGACAGGGGCGACACAGTTATTTGTAGAACCGGAAACAAATATATTAATCGCAGGCAACGTCGTACAGCATTACACGCCAACCGGAACGGCATTACAAAGAACGCGGACGTGGCCTGTACAGCTTGAAACAGGATGGCGTGATGAATGGACGGCGACCAGCGGAGCGCTTCAAGCCGCAGGAGTTCCCTGCCTCTTAGAATCCAGAGAATATGATTTAGGCGCGCCGGACAACGAGAAGCAATTCATAGACATGGCTGTTGATGCCGACACAGTAGGGCAAACGATTAAATTAGAAGCGCGATTTGATAATAATCCGAAAGCCGAAAACCGCCCGTGGGTAGATATGGGAACGATGAATAAAAACGGCAGAAGCCGGTACGTACTCCCGTATGTGTTTGACTCCGGCAATGCGGCGGCATACGCAAACAGCATAATGGCGGTACGCACGGGCATACGGATAAAATTCACGACCGATCCTGGCAAAGTGTCGCCCGTCAGATTATACAAGATGACCCAGCGTTGGTATCTGGAGCCGCCGCGTCACAGAAACCATGTGACGGCGTGGGATCATGGCGGGAGTCAAGGCGAGAAGTATTGGACAAACTATTGGGTGGAGATAAACGACTGCGGGACGCCTCTTGAAGCAATAGAAGTATGGGTAGACGGAAACAAAATAACAGAAACATCGGAAGGATTGTCAACAAATGGAATACCAAAGAAGTTCTATCTTCCAATCGGCGTAGACGTTATAGGGGAGATCGCCCGACTGAAATTCCGAACAAAAGGAGACGGCGAGGTCAAAATCTATAACTATGGATTTGTGACATTACCCAAAGCGGCAGGGATGAAAGTGCAGCAGACCGACTGGACGGACTGCGGATACCCATATCGAAAACACTTTAAACATGTTGTGCTAAACCTGGATACCAAAGGGAAAAACGTCACAATAAAATTATGGATAGACGGCCATGAAAACGAAAGCTATACGGTCAACACAAGTGAGCGCGCGGAAATAGTCCATTCGTTCCCGATGGAAACCTTCGGAAAGCTCGTCCGTCTGACAGTTGAAGACGATGAAAGCGTTGAGATGTATGGCGACCCGTTATGGGTATACGACCAACGCAACCCGGATATAACTCTCGCCGACGCATACGAACAGACTCTAAACTATTCGCAAAAGAAAGTGCTTCGCCGCCTGTCATACGTGATAGAAAACCCGAAAGCGCCGGTAACAATGACCGTGTACGTAGACAATGTACAGCGTGACACGTGGAATATACCTGCCAATGGAGCAACGTATGCACCCGACGGCGCGCATCCCGCACATGGACCGTACCCAAAATACGGATTGCGGCGAATAGATTTTCCTCCGGCATATAAAGGCAAATTGTTTCGGTTTGCTTTCGCGTCAACAGAAGCATTCGAGATTGATTGGAAAAAATCGGAAGTATTCCTACGCGACCTTAATCAAGGGTACACGCTCAGGAGTCCGGAACTAATGCCACCGGCAACATATTAGGAATAAAGTAATGGCGATAACTCTATATCAAGTCCGTTATGAAAACACAGACGCACAGGCAAAGCAGTGGGAAGAGCTAAACCTTATACTGCGGATGCTTCACAATCAGATGACAACGCTATCAGCAGAAATAAGGAATACGCAAGAAGCAATAGCGAGGCAAAAAATAGAAACAGAGTAAATAATACGATGAAACAAAACAGAACATAAGGAAGCATAAATGCAAATATATTTTGTTGAGTGTCATGAAAATATAAAGCCCTTATAGCATGTTATTATGAGCGTAGATAAAGATTTTGGAGAGCGCTATGCCAGAACCGGAAGACGACCTGATTGAAGATGATAATAACGATTCTGTAGACGAGCCAGAAGTCGATGAATCGGAATGTATTACTATATTCAATAGGCCGGAAATGCGCCCTGATAAGCCTGAACCTATGGTCGGGGACATAGTAATAAACGGGGACAAGATATGGCGAATAATAAGAGTAGATTCAGATGGAACCGTATTGGCAACAAGAGTTCCTCACTCATTGTTTCATAATGAACTCTACGGGAGAAGCGCGCCTAATAGTCACCCGAAGTCTGCGATAACGGGATTAGTTTCTGCGTTGGCATGGCTGAAAAGTAGGGCTATTAATATACCGAAAGAAGTTGACGAAAAACTGTCAAATTATCTGTCTGGCGAACCGTATAATATTCCTGTATTTGACGATGAGGCAGGGTTACGGGATTCAGGTAAAGCGCTTACCAATATCCCACCTGACGCAGAATCCACAGACGAAACAATACCGACAGCAAGGGCGGTATATATATCGCTTCAGACGCTAATCCCAAACTCCATGCACAACGATCTGCCGGGGCGCGCCGAACCATTCGCGCATCCCAAAAGCTCGATAACCGGATTGGTAGAAGACTTACTGGAGATATGCGACGGCATAATAGAGCTTGAAAAACAGATCGCGGCAGAAAAGGTGCGAGCACAGGCGGCAGAGAACGATCTAGCGGGAGACATAGACGCGGAAAGGAAACGAGCGCAGGCGGTGGAAAAGGCGCTCCAGGATGCCATCGATGCACAGAATAGCAATCTGGAGGAGACGATACGAGCGCTTGAGCGGGCAATAGCGGATGAGGAAGAGCGAGCGCGAACAGCCGAGCAGGGATTACAACAGGCAATAGCGGACGAGGAAGAGCGAGCGCGAACAGCCGAGCAGGGATTACAACAGGCAATAGCAGACGAGGAGACGAGGGCAACAACAGCAGAAGGGGAAATCACTGTAACCGTTACAGGGATAAAAGATAAAGTCGATAAAACGATCAAGAATGACGGAACTATTGCAGACGGCAAGGTGACGAACAATAGTATCATAAGTGTCGATTTTACAAAAGTTACAGGTCTTCATATAGACGATCCCGATCTGTCTGTCGGGGCATTGGGTAGAGCATTTAACGTCGATACAAATACCCGGAATGCGTCAATATGGAAAGGCGACCTGGAAGTAGTAGAGGATGCTAGCGCACCGAATAGAGCAACCTGCTATCGTCAGACGGAAGATGGGCCGTTCGATGCAGTGACAGTCCAAAAGTTTTATCTTAACCGTAACCGCAAGTACATGATAAGCGGATATTGCAAGAGTGAATACGCAAGCGGAACGCCGGATATATCTGTAAGGTATTTCGACGCAGACGACATATTCGTAGATGAACACTTCGTCGTATGGGAAGGGATAGCGGCGTCGGGCGAATGGGTATACGGGATAGGTATCATCAAGCCGGAAGACATTGAAGAAGAAGCAGTCTACGCGAGAATAGCGCTTACGCAAACAGGCGGGTCGGGCGGTAGGTATAGCTTCGGTGATATTGCGTTGGAAGAACTGATACCGACACGATTATTAGAGGACGGCGGAACATCAGGGGGGGTGACAGGAAGCGCAGGAGGCGACCTGGCGGGGACATATCCAAACCCAACGCTTGCAACCGTATCGCAAAGCAACACGACATCAACGACCAATCCGGGATACAGTGGAACGTTTACGGCAATAGACGGAGTGACGAGAGACGCAAAGGGCAGAGTCACGGGAGTAAATACAAAAACGGTATCAATGCCAGCGGCGCAAACCATCCCAGCCGCAGGAGCGCCAGTTAATCAAGCTCTCACAGCCACAGCCAATACGGATACAACGACAACAACGCCAGCCGTTGCGAGCGCGACTACAGCAACCATCTTACAGACCATCTGGAATAAAATCAGGAGTGTAGTTAATAGCTTGGCGAATTACGTTCAAACATCAAGGACAGTCTCGACAACAGCGCCGATAACAGGCGGCGGCAATCTGACAGCGAACCGTACCATAGCTATAAATGCGGCAACGGCGGCAACGGCAACCGCGAACGGCGCGGCAGGGAGCGCCATATACGCGGCATCGAACAATGTAACGGCATTGAATATGGCGGCAACGCCAGCAGGAGTAGCGGCTCAGATAACAGCACGAACGGCAACGGCTGCGTCGTCAACATTGAACGGCACAAGGGCGGGCATAGTACAGCTTGCGGCAGACAACGCGGCAAGCACTGTGCGCGATATGGCGGCAACGCCGGCAGGAGTGGCAAAGCAAATAGCGTCAGCAGGTGGCGGAATCGGCACGGATACGAGTAAGGTGGGAGCGGTAATATCGGAAACGGTTATTAATGTATCAGGAGCTGTACAATATACCTTGCCAGCAGGCGGCACGTGGCGTGGATTCGTCATTACTACAGGTACTGGACAATATAATATCCAACTAACGGCTACCAACTTAACGGCAACGGCTATACAAACCTACGTAAACTCTCCGAACTTTTATCCATTTTCGGCACTGCCAGGTGGCACACTTCTTAGAAACAGTCAGAATCAGGTCAGTGTAATGACGATATTCGCAATCAGAGTAGCATAGGAGAAATTATGGAAGAAGATTACATAGAGCAGGAAAAGATAATTGAAGAGCAAGAACCGGAAGAGCCAATCGACTACGGACAGGTCTACTCGCGACCGGACGGCTCATTTGTTATAACAAAGAACGAAATGCCCTACCACGTCCCAAATATACCAGGGTATGAAGAGGAGTACGCGGACGTGTTGGCATACGTCCAAGAGCATCCTGAAATGCTCTCACCTGAACCAGAACCGGAACCAGAACCATACGAGCCGCCTCCTGAGCAGAAATATTCAGACAGCGAAATCAGGGAATTTACAACTGGGCTTATGGAAGGACTGGGCTACGAGCAAAGCATATAAAGAGGAAATATCAAGATGGCTATATATGAATGCAAATTCTGTGGGCAGAAAGTTGAAAAAGCGAACTTCCGCGAGTTTAAGATACTTATGGAAAAAGACACAAAGCGACAGATATACGTGTGTAAGCAATGCAGCATAACAAAAATAAAACAGCCAGAAGTATATAGACCGGAAGATTACAGTACGCCAGAAGTATCAATGTAGGAGGACACGCGATTAAAAATAATTGTCCGAAAATCCTCATCATTCGCATAAAACATAAACGCACAAACCAAAGCACATAATAAAAAGATAATAGAAATATTTTGTTTCCCCTCGTATGCACATAACGCTTCGGGCGGGTGCTAACATACAACGTAGTTCGGGAGATATATTATGAGTGCGCCAGAAGACAATTTAATCGGCATAGAAGAGGGGACGTTACCCGCAGACGCGAATGGGGTAACGGCGGCAGGATATCTCGAAGATGACGGCACAATAAGACCGTATGAACTACCACAGTCAAATGAAATCCCTGGAATGCCAAACATACTTCCACGAGATAAAAACAATGTCCCCGTTCTAGGGGGCATAGCACCCGATGGAAGCATTGTTCCATTCCGGCTTACAGACGCAAATTATCAAGAAAGTAAATATGGCGATAGCAGACTGTATTACTCCGACGCGGATACGCCAGATTGCAAACCGGAATATAACCGTCATGAAGATTCGTCATGTCTGAAACTAGTAATCGTTGAAAGCGTTGAAGAGATACCGCCTATTATTGAAATGCAGTCGGATACGTTATACGCCACAGTAGAAGACGATCCGCAATATGAAGAACATGTTAAAACTGTAACGGTTACAGCGGGCGAAACATTAATAGCCGTAGACAACACCGATCCAGAAAAGCCGATTCTAAGCGCAACTAATAAACTTAAACAATTTGCGGAGGCGATGGAAAAAGGAGCGGGCATAACAGCAATCGCGACAGACGAAAAATCAATAGCGGGTAATGGAAAAGATGTAGCGCCGCTGTCGGTTAAGATATCTGAGCAAGCCGGAAATGCGATAGTAAAAAACGGTGACGGACTGTACGTAGATGCCTCACCATTTACGATGCCAACATGGGATAGCATCCTGCCAGCCGGTGGAGTTCAAAAAGAACATCTATCCCAAGAAGTTCAAAATATCCTGAATGCACCGACACATGACGCGCAAGTTGAAGCGGACAACGTGACAATAACGGGAGACGGGACGGACGGCGACCCGCTAACAGTGCAAACATCATCGATGGCTGGCAATGCAATCAAGGTGGTTGGCGACGGTCTGTTTGCGGCAAAATCCTTCGGAGCGTTTTGTCTGGAAATCATGGATGGGATCCTATATTTCATCGCGGACGACGGCATAACCAATCCTTTTATCCTCGAAGACGGGATACTTTACTACGTCATAGGAGCATAAGACAATGGCACAAAAGATACCAATCGGGCGTGTAGTTCCTACATGGGAAGAAGTAATTCCGGAGCAAGGCATTCCAAAAAAGGATTTGACGCAGGAGGTTCAAGACCTACTCGGCAAGGGTCAAGTCGAAATAGACGGCATTACGATTGCAGGAGACGGAGGTCATGACACGCCGCTTGCAATTAAGGTTTCAGAAGAAGAAGGCAATGCGCTTGACGTTCTTCCAGACGGCCTATATGTACCAACAACAGATATAGCAGGGATAGAACAGCCTTTACAGAATCTTAAAGAGGAATTTGACGGGCGTTTAGAGCAGATAGGCACGGAAATAAAAGAACTGGGCAAAGGCCTTACGGGAATCGCCGATACGAAACCCGAAAGATCGGAACTACAATCAGTAGTAACCGGCGTTGAATGGGAGGCGACCGCTGTAACCGTTACAGCGACATACGACATATATAACGCGGAAAACAAGACAACGGAACGGCAGGAACACGAACTGCCAGTTGCCACAAGCGAACAAGCGGGCGTTATGACGCCAGAAACATTCGTGGCACTTGAGCAAATGCAGACGGATATACAAGAAATCCAGGAACAAGAGCTGGGAATCCCCGACCCACTCGATGTGGACAATCTTATCGTCAATGAGACATCGTCCGTACCAACAGCCCCACGCGGCGACGATAGTATGACCATAGCCAATACCGCATTTGTTCGAGACATCGTAGGCGATCCGGAAGAGCTTACCGAAGGCAACAATGTAATCGAATCCCTTGAAGCGTTAAGAGCTGAAATTGAGGAAATGGAAACCAGCGGAGTCGGCGGCACGGGCAACAATGACTGGGTAAATGTAAGCATTGAAGGATTGCTAGAGAGTCCGCCTTTACGTGAACTCAAGACGGCAATTGCCATGCGAGAGCTTAAGACTGCGGTCGGATTTCTGGCAATGGGGCAACTTAAAACAGCAATAGGATTAACAGAACTAAAGACAGCCATAGGCTTCGTTCCATTGATGACGCTCAAATCAGCGATGGCAATGCAATTAAAAACGGCAATGGGCATACCGCTTAAATCAGCAAGTGGCATGTCGCTCAAAACTGCATTGGGGAAAGCGTTTGTACTTAAGTCTGCTTATGGCGCAACACAGTTCATGGATAGCTCTTTATGGACAGATAAACGTTTGTATCAAGCAGGTCAGCAAGTACTTCGTTGGAAGCTCACTGGCAATGTACTCGACCTATTTACAGATTAAGGAGAATGTATGCCTCTTAATATAAATAGTGCAGAAATAGAAGATATCAATTTCAGAAATAATCTACCTCGCATTGCAAAAGTAAGATGCGGCGAAGAAAATGGCCATAAAGAAGTCGTATGGGAGCGTCCGCGTGTTGATAGTTTGAATGTTTATGGAATGGGAACCGCAGCGCTTATTCAAGACCCACAAAAGATGTTGGATGCAAATAATGTACTTGATGTTTACGGAATGGGAACATCATTGGTTGTAGATGAAACTGACGGGCCGTCTTATTCTAATGATATTCTTGATGTTTACGGAATGGGCACATCAGTAGTTGTTCAGATAGCGGAGGTAGCATAATGGCAATAAGATATTTTTTTCCACAAGATAGTTTTACTTCGGGAAGTGAATTAACAGCAATGCACATGAATCCTGTAACGCTTGTTGGACCAGCGCCTACGTCATTTTTTATTGACACTGTGTCTTCTGTTAATGTTTTACGACTTAGAGGAATAAACAGTACAGATGGAAATTTAAACTATACAATTAAAATAGTACGTAATGTACAGCCTGAAGGAAGTGAAATATTTGTACATTTTACTGTAATGGCTTCCCCTTCTCAATCAACATTTGGTTTAATTTTATCTTCTGACAGTGCAGGAGGAAATAGGGCTGCTACACATGCAAATAATCTCTTTTTACTACGACCAGATGCAATATATGTTTCAGGAACTAGTTATCCAACTATCTCGAATTATCCAGCAAATATAACAGTGCGTTTAACTAGATCTGGAAATACATATACTAACGTAGACGTTCTTGTAAATAGCCAACCGACACCAATGATTAGCAAAAGTGTGTCTATCCCAGTGTCAACAGCTCTTACATTTGCAGCAATAAGTTACACTACTAGTTTTAGTACACCTATAGTGTATATTAGAGACTTCTGTATCTACGACAACACAGGCGACTACGCAAACGAATACATGGGAGAGTTAAAAACTCTTCACCTTCCATACGCGGCGGAGGTTCCAGGGAATCAGTCAATACCAGATTCTATTGTCGGTAGACTAGGCGTTGTTAATTATAGAGGAGTAGGTGCCCCCTATAATAATGTTCAAATCCGAACAGGACAAGATAAGTTTACATTGGATACGTCTCAAATTGATCCAACGTGGAAAATACTTGCAATGCGTAACATGTTACGAAATACTTCGATAGACATTACGCAATATGTACAACAAATAGTAAAAGCAAACGATGATTCATGGGATAATAGTCGTTGGATAACTCAAAATACAAAAGAAGCGTGGCCGACATATATTCATGACGCAATTATGGGAGTTAATCCTGAAAATCCTGCGCTATTTGACCAGTATCGACAAATAACAAAAGCCGATCTTGACAAAGCAGAGATTGGCTATTTAGCGAATGGATAAAATGGACAACGACACGTTAGTAAAACATCTAGGATTGAAACCGTGGGAAACAACAAACCACTGGATTCCCCAGGTTTCTTATCCACATACGTATTTGTTCCTGATCGAATCGCTATTATTGGATTCAATCCAAAGGATTGCTGACGCCAGACCTTTTAGCATCAACTATTTTCGGTTTGAGAAAGATAACAGAGCAAAGACAGCAACCATTGTCTTACGATTCGCCAGACGAGGTAAGGCATTAAAAAACACATCTATTTTATTTGGTGGAGTGTAGCATGGAACTTACATACAAAGCATGGGATATGAAAAGTCCCATAAACGGCAGACCGGCTCAGGAGATGCTTGAACAGCATAGCTTTAACCCTGAAACAGACGGGCTTATTTTTATCAGCGTTGATGAATATGGACAAGTCTATATGTTTCAGTACGATAAAGAAAACCCATATGAAAGTCTTGAAAAGGATCTTTGGCGTGCTTTAGGAAAGTCTGAACCTGAAGAACCTGAAGAACCGCCAGATTCAGAATATAAGTTTGCATATGAGGAACGTAACAAGTTCATCGAAGGGTTAATGGAGGGATTAGGTTATGGACAGTAAAGCATTTGAAACCGGATATTGGTTAGGTCAGGTAATGAAGTCAGTTAAAGACATAGACTTCTCGGTATCAGAACGCAATGCGATTTCTCTTGTAAACATGCCATATATAGTGTTTGACGAGTATGTACCGGACGGAAATCGAGAATATCAGCGCGGCGAAGTTATACGCATCGACAAAGAAAAGTATCTATTACAGAACTGGGGCAAGATTGATCCAAGCGACCCGCCGCGAATTGAAGACAATCAAGTACGACCGTCACTGGTAAAACTCTTCCGTGATGGCGGTCTTTATGATTGGGTACGCGAAGAGTTTTGTTTAGAAGGTTTTCCGCGTAGATATGACGGCATAGTGTATCGGTTAAAATCAAACGTATGTGATAGCGCAACACCGCCACCAAACGACCCGCAGAATTGGGAAGAGGTAGTTGAGGAACCGTAATGCTTATAAAACGCCATAACAATACGGGCAAGTGCCTGGGAACTTTGTCATGTAAAGACGGAGATAACAGCATACGTATTAAATCAGTATACGTAAAGCACGATGATAGGCGGGTGATGGTATGGCCGGAAGTAAAAAAAGACGAAGACGACCTCGACGAGGAGGGGAAATAGATGGATATCTTTAGTCATCCACGGCTTAAATACCTGCTCATGTTACCGGTGTTAATAGTTGCAATAGATAGCGTCTACATAAGCAAGTCTACGAAAGAGATAGAACTCGCAGTATTACATGAAAAGCATATTGAACTTGCCAACGGTATAGACATGGTCGCGGCGGCGATAAGTGAAGACCCTGCGATGCCGCCCCATGAATATGAAGCGATAATGCGCGGCTGTGCAGAATACATGGACGCGCTCGATCAGGTATATGCGGCGGTATATAAGCGAACGGACGACGGGCTGAAATTAATTACAAAAAGAATATATTCGTTCTCGGATGAATCAAAACCATTTGAACCGCCTGAGTATAAAGAATTTAAGGAGATGATAAACACTCAAGAAAGCGGCAGTATGGAGTTGAATTATACGCCAAACGAAAAGATAGACAGGCTAATGCACATATATTATCGCTGGATGCCGTCATACGCCGCTCCGGAAGATCGATATCTGGCCGTAGTTGGTATAACAGAGCAAGGAGTCCAGTCAAAAATAGCCCTGTGGGTATCCCAAGGTCACTGGATACGCATGGCAGGATCACTGATTATAAATTACTGGCTTATCATCATGGTTATACGTCTTGGGCATGTATACGTACAGCGCAAAGGCAATGATAAATGGCGCGGTGAAAACGAGTGAATACAGATAAGATATGGGAAGTTCTTATATCCATAACTATTGCATTAGCGGGCGGACTGGCAAGACTTCTCAACGGAAAAGATGCTCAGAAGTTCCGGAAGCGACAGATAGTCGCGGAACTGTTTATCAGCGGCTTTATCGGTCTTATGGCTCTTAAATTATCGCGCGTGTTTGGTCTTACAGGTGATTGGATCGGGCTTGTGTGCGGAATTGCCGGATGGACGGGGCCGTTATTTCTTGAACGCATAATGAAGCCAGTAGGTAAGGTTATTGGCATAGAAACGGAAGATAAAAATGAACAATAAATTGCGCGAGATACTGAAATTTCACGAAGGATTACGGCTAAAACCGTATCTGTGTACTGCCGGAAGATGGACAATCGGCTACGGACACAATCTGGAAGCGCATAACGAAGCGTCACCCTCCAGCATTACTATCGAACAGGCGGAAAGATATCTCGATCAAGATATGGCGTCAGCGGAAAAACAATGCGCGGCCAAGTTTCCGTTCTATAGCAGAATAAGCGATGTGCGCAAAGCCGTCCTGATTGATATGTGCTTTAACATGGGCATAAATGGTATTGCCGGATTCAAAATGATGGTTGCAGCATTAACGGACGGCAAATATCCAGACGCAGCGATAGAAATGATGGATTCCAAATGGTCAAAACAGGTCGGATACCGCGCTGTAAGGCTAATGCTCATGATGGCCAAGGACAAATGGCCGGATGACATAAAGGCATGATAAGCAATATGTTCTGGGAAACATACAAAAATAAAATCTTTCTAATTGCCGGAGCCGGAATACTGGTTGCCGCATTCTTTGGTATACGCTGGTACGGCAACGCGCAATGGGCAAAGGGTGAGGAAAGAGGGCGGCAGAATGTTGCCGACATGCTTATTAAGGAGAAAGAAGAAGAATGGGCGGCGCGGGAAAAGGAGATATCCTTAAAGGAAAAGCAGGCGACACAAAAGCTGGACGATCTGACTTATGCGGCAAATACCATACATCAAGCACGAGCGACCTTGATAAAGAACTTTGACATAACCCTGAAAGAAATGGAGGCCGAACGTGTTGAAGCATATCGCTATGCCGGTTCTGTCCCTGATACTGACCTTATCGACGAGCTTCGCGCAATCTCACGAGAGCTTGCCGGAACCTCTAAGCGCCCCGGAGATGAGGCAGATACTGGGACAGCTCCATGAACTGCGAACAACGAGGGATGAGAACATAGCCCTTAAAGACTATATCGCAAAAGACGCAGAGTTCGACGCGCGGGAAAAGGATATAGCGGAGCAACGGATAGCATTAATGGCGGAACGGTTAGCGATAACCGAACAGAGGGTAGAAATGGAACGAGAGCGCGGGAACCTATACGAGCAGTTATACCGCGCGGTGACAGCGAAACCATCTATAGGATGCCAGATTGCCCGCGTGGTGACGCTTGGGATTCATAGATGCCGGTAAAGAAAGACACGTGAGGGTGCGCAAAATGGTTACGGAAGCGGGATTACAAGCGGCAAATAGGCTTCATAAGCAGATAGAAGACCTTGATGAGTCCATAAAACATATGGAGCAGACGCTTGAGAATATCGCCATTGAATACAACGATAGATACAACATACAGGATATAAGCGACACGTGTAAAAACAGGATACGCGAAATAGTGTTAAGCGATCTTACGGAACAATTGTCAGTGTGTAAAAAGGAATTAGAAAAAATCTGAATCGCTGTAACGGTTACAGTGGAGACGCAAATGTATCAAGAATATCCATACATAGAACACCCGTACATATTGATACCGTACACCCCGGAGATACCGGAGGCGCGGTCAGATACGCATATGATGGAGGCCTATTATAAGCTGCGCGCCGAAAGACTGTACGAGATAGTGTTCCACGATAACCCCACAATGACGATGGGTAGATACATGGCATGGTTCAACACAGATCGCGTACTCGCGCAATTCATATTCAAGCGCAATGAAAAAAATGAGCCGGAAGAAATGGTTGGGCTTATCTGGCTGAGTCAAATAGAGCATTGTGGCGACGTGCGCCGTGGTGGAGCGTCGTTCGTCGTATTCAGAGAGTTCCAAGACGGTAAGACGCCTATGGCAGTTGCCAGGCTGGGACTAAAGTACTGGTTCGACTGTCTGGGAATGGATGTGATTACAGGGGCAACGCCGACGCATAACAAGGCAGCATGTAAATTCGTTAAGAGGGTAGGTATGAAGGAAGTCGGCTGTATTCCGAAATACGCAAACTATATAACAGGCGCATCCGACGTGATGATTACATACATGAACCGCGGAATGTGGGAAAACGCGCGATAAAAATGGAGATACGATCATGGGCAGAGGGGACTGGAACCAGGCGAAGGAACATCTCGCAAGGCAAGAGAAAGCAGGGCAGCAACTCAACAATTGGGGGACTCAGCTAGGAGGGACAGGCATCGACCTGTACAACCAAAATCTCGATACGTACAACAAAATGTATCAGGGAGGAACGGAATCGGCGCGCGTAATGGCTCCGCAACTTAATCAGGTGAAACGGCAGTTTGGAGTCCAGCGACAGCGCATCAATGACATGGCGCCGGGACAGCAGAGAGACAGGTACGAGCGCGAACTTGCGTTAGGCGAAGCAGGAGCGTTAAGCGATGTCCTGAATGCAGGAGTACAGCAAGGCTTAACTGGACGCGAGAACGCGGCAAATACAGGACTTCAAAGCGGCAGGAGTCTATTGGGTATGCAGGCCGATATACAAAAAGACTTGGCGAATACCCGTTCGCAACGAAGCAACGCAAAGGCGCAAGCGTGGGGATCGTTTGCAGAAGGATCGGGGCAAGCCGTCGGCTCCATGTCGGGTTCAGGCAATAAGGCGGGAGCAGCCGGAAGTGCAGCCGGCGGCGTGGGGTAATAAAATATACGAGGGAATAATCATGGCGGTTCCGTGGGCGTTAATAATCTCACAAGTGTTAAAAGGTACAGGAGGACTGTATAAAGGATTCGCGAATAGTTCAAGGGAACAGGAACGCATAGGGAATGAAATAAATAATGCCGAGGCGATAAAGCGAGAGCAGAGAGCAAAAAATAATCCCGGAGACCTGAGTCCCCAAAAACCAACGTTTGCGGACATAAATACCGGCGGTAATACATTTGCGTGGAGCGGGGTAATAAAACCACCTCCGGGCTGGCAAGACGACAATGGAATCCTACGTCCGCAGGGGGAAATGTCCCCGAATTATAATTACTGGAAATCGGCGGTTCCGGCAAGTCTCCAGCCAGCGCCGAAATCTGCGCAAGATACAGGGGGATTCAGCGTGCTATCGGAGCCTGTAAGATATAGCCCAAATCCGCAGAATAGCGCATCAATAGGCGGCCAAAACGGACGGAGCTTCCTAAGTATGCAGGCGGATGCACAGGGGGCAAACGCAACAGGCAGTACTAATTGGTTTGATGAATATCAGAAAAACATTAAGCGATACAACGGGGGGGCGGCGTCATGGCAGAACCGGGGTTATTAATAGGAATAGGCAAATTTCTTTCTGGATATGAGCAGGGTAGACGTACACAGGAAGACCGCAATCGTGAGCGCATAGATCAGTTTGCAAGATCGGCAAAATATAACCTGGAAATATCACAGGATGATTCGATACATCCGAGTATTAGAGATACCGCGGGAGAGAATGCGTTAAAAGACCTTGAGAAATATTACGACCACTTGCAAATGAAAACCCTGTCGTTGCCAGAGGCCATAGGCAAAGCCGTTGGCTGGACGATCCCAAAGGGCAAGCGGGGTAAGGAACTGATAGGCGAACAACTGCGCAAAATACTTGGGAATAAAAGTAATAAGCTGGGACAGCCGGCGCAGAAAGTAACGCCGCAAGGTCAGCAGTATTCCTTAATGGGAATAAATACAGGCAATCAGATAAACCTGAGCGGATTAATACAACAGCAGAACTACAACCAGCCCTTTGAAGTGGGTAGAGTGACGCCGAACAATGTATTCTGGAATACAATGACGAGTAGTCAGGCGCAACCGCAGGCGCAAGCAACGCCAACCCAAGTACAGAACACAGGGAGCATAAGCATACCGCCAGCGCCGGTGGCACAGCAACAGCCGGTAGCAAGAGCCTATCCAGAAATGACACCGCCGCCTGTAACGGTTACAGCGCGAACGGATAGAGACGAGGCGATAGAAGCATTAAGGGCGCATATAGCAAGCTATCCTCAGCGGCTCGTGGAAGAGCAAATGAGGCACGATAAATATTTAAGCAACGATATACAAAAGACAATGGCAGGGCAACAGGCGCGAGACCTAAAGCTATTGGAAGAGCTTGAAAGAAACCGCGTAGCCCGCCAGCACGTAGGCGATACGGAGGGCGACGCATTTGAAAGACAGCAGGCGCAGGATGATGCGGAGAGGAAGCGGGCGGAAGAATGGATTCGAGCGGGATATGAGCCGTTCATAGAAGCGGCGCGTAATAGAGGAGATATAGGGCAGGCGGAAGCAATTGAGATGCAGCGTGACGGGCAGATTGCCGAACATGTATACGGCGTAAAAGGCAATTATGACGACCGCCGCAAGTACGATGATACGTACAGTATAGAGAGGACGGAAGACGGGAATGGATATATAGTTACACGAACAAACGGCTTTGGCGTAACAGAATCAAGAAGGGTTCCGATTGCGCAGTTGGAGCCAAGCGCAGAAATATTGCAGGAAACAGCGCGGTATTTCTACACCGAGAATATTCCGTGGGTCGAGGCGCATAAAAAGGCGCTTATAGAAAACCGCGAAGATGCCGTGAAGAGGATGGATCTTCAGGCAATACGTGCGCAGGGTACAGCGATGACAACGCTCTACGAGCGCGAAGCGCAGAAGTTTGCGGAACAAGAAACGGCATATAACCGTAAACTGAGAAACATTAAAGAACGCGAAGAGGTAATAATCCCCGAGCTGGTTGCGCAGATAGAGGCAAAGACGACGGCTGGAATTGCGGCTGAGGGCGGAAACCGGTATCTATACGAACCCAGCGATGAAGTAAAAGAACTGCAAAAAATATTAGGCAATCATCGTGCGCAGTTGATAAACGACAAAGCAACAATAGAAGGCGATGCAACAGCGCTGGCATCCCAAGCGGCAATAAGGGATCAATACCTGCATGAGGTTGTCCGACAAAATGGAATTACAGGCGGAGAGCATCAGGTAATCGAACCGAATCGGCAATCAGGTCAAGACGTATACAACCTTGTAGCCGCTGTGAAACAAAACGGCATGACAAGCGAGAAGGCGGAGAAACTGCTATATGAATATATGGCGATGAGAGAGCAGGGCGTCCAGTTCCATCCCGAACAGATAGATATAATAGTGGGACAGCTAAAAAATTATCTACCTGCCGACAAAGTAAAATTGCTGGATACCGCGCCCGCGCCAGTGAGTACGCAAGGGGTAGTGAGTACGTCAACAGATGCGCCGGTGAGTACGGTAGATGGAAAGGTACCGCTCCCGCCCGGAACCGTGAGCGTGGGTGCGAGATTTGTAATGGTAGGCACAGGGGACGAAGTGGTACTCGAGTCGCCCACATTGCTAAAACGAAGCAATGGAAAAGAATATTCATTCGATACGGCGGACGAGATGATAGTCTATATATCAGGATTGTTACAAAAAGGAACGCTGAAGGTAAAGTAGTAGAATCTATTTAGGGGTACAGAGACCGCCTTGTGAGAACCTATAACGCACACCGTGAGAAAACCGTTTAGTATTAGAAGACGACCCTGGCCGCATATGTCGGGTAACAGATTTTAACGTCTCCTTGTGAATCCTTGCTTTACGTGCCGCGATCTTAATCATACGGAGTTTGTACATGTCGCGACCGCCTACAGATACATGCGGATTGATATGTACCGGTTTTATAAGTAATCGCATTTCGCGTTTAAGGTCGCGCCCTATGCAAGGAGTATCCATCGCAAGCATTGTTTCGACATCGTGCTTGCGAGAACGATAAGCAATATTGGCATTTTCAAAAGAAGCCTCCGTGAGCGCAATTGCATCCGCGTCTGTACCCCCCTTTTTACGCAAAACGCACAGCTTTTGAAAAACATTCATGCGCGACGAAAGGAGCATATTGGTTGGCAAAGAAAGAAAATATTCAACAGGCAAAATATCGCTATCAGTTTTATGTGTCAGTCCGTTCTGAATAGTATCGCCAGAAATCGCGGAACCGTCACATTTCTTCCGGACGTAGACGGTAACTTTCTTTTTCTTCACAGTATCATGCGAATCAATAATCTTTAATACAGAATCATTGTTGTCCACATTCCCCTCCATAGACTGTAACGGTTACAGTCCTCCTATGACTGTCGCCGCGTGTGGTCATATCGGCAGCACGGCAAAGAGACTGTATAAAAACAGAAGCGATAAATAGCGAGATGCTGCAATCGGGCGAGCTTAGGGCAAAGTAGGTGTGGCTATCTACCAGCATTAATGATGTTATGGATCAGAAGGGTGGAGATTTAGAGAAACCGAGAAGCAATATACGCGACAAGTAGGCCAACAATAAACGAGATGCCTATCGTCCATAACCGTTCTTTCCACCTAATTTTGCCAGCATTATTATTAGCCCATGTAACTTTGTCGCTTAGGAAATAATCATCCCGAAGCGTTGTACACATATCAAAAACGGAATCCCACAACTCAAAAGCATTGCCCCAGTGGTCCGCCGATCTGGACATTGACTCGGCGAACCGTGCCTTGTTGGCTCCCTTCTCAATTTTGCTCCATAGTTCATGCAGGTTAGATTCAAACTTCCCGTTATCTATCAGCGATAGTGAATCGTCGTTACATAATCTATCATATTGCAATCGCGCCCGTTGAAGAACTAGCTTGTAAGCGTCAAAACAGGAGCGCTTGAGATGTCCGCAGACGGACATAACGACATTTTCAGAAGTATTCGGCGAGTTCCAGTGCGAAGCCATGTGATCAAATGCAGCATTGATCTCAAAGTGCATTTCAACGGGAAACTCGTTAAACGTCTGGACATAGGCGTACAGTGGTTTAACGCGAGAGGCGTAAAAACGCATCAATTCCTCAATATTCGTAGGGGCGGACAACGCAGGAGTTCGTGGAACGGTGTTGATATCAGAGGACACGATTTACTTTTTACCTAAAATATCGTCAAGCATACGTTCACAATCTTTATGAGTTACGAAGCTATCCCTGAGTATATTTCCCCGACCGATAACAGGAAAGGCAGAATAATAATCAGTAGGACGGCTTTTAATAGCCTCTAACTTTTCCCGACGAACGGCGATAGGAGTAGTACGCAACGACTCGATTTGTTCGCCTGTGGCGCGTTCGATTGAGCGCTCGAAAGTCGATTTATCCATCATGCACATCCTCGCTTCAAGAACCTTCTTTTAAGACGGTGTATGAAGTATCCGCATACGCCGCGTTCAGCGCGCTGGTATAGCCGCTCGATCTCATCATGGCTAATAGTATCGTGACGGACGAATCCTCGTCCGATGCGGGGAAAGGCGCGGTATATGCTTATCGGGCGCCCCAAGCGGCGTTCCGCATCTATTCTTTCTTCATCAGCTGATATCTCCGCCAGCAATGGCGTAATGCCGCAGCCGCCTGTCGCTTTCCCCGCAGACAAAAAGCAGGCCGTCGCTGTTACTGATTTAATCGACGCGAAACAGAAGGTGATCCGTACCGGTTTTTCGCATCCGCCGGCAAATCCCCCGCCTCCATGTGAGGACCTTCCGGATGATGAAGTGTGGCGGCTGTTGCCGACCGTTGAAGAATTCAGACAGACGATACTTGAAGAAGTCAAGAGACAGGAAATAGAAGGGACCGAACCAAAACCGATATACGATATCAGCTCGATTAAAGATCCAGTAAGTAGAGAACGCAGCCAAAAAGTGCATGATTTTATTGTTAAAACGAATAAAATATTCGGCGGCGAAGAACAGGAATATATCGTCGAATATAAAATTGACGGGTTATCTGTGTCGCTTGAATATCAGGATGGTGTTTTTTTCAGGGGGGCGACGAGAGGCAACGGCGTTACTGGTGAAAATATAACAGAAAATCTTAAAACAATCAAATCGGTTCCGTTAAAATTAACCGGCGGGTATCCGGCGTATCTTGAAGTGCGCGGCGAAGCTTTTATGCCTATAAGCGTGTTCAGAAAATTAAATGAAGAACGTGAAGAGCAAAATCTCGCGCTTCTTGCCAATCCGCGCAATGCCGCCGCCGGAAGCCTGCGGCAGCTTGATACGCGCGAAACGGCAAGCCGCAAGCTTGATATTTTTATTTTTAATATCCAGCAGATTTCTGATTCGGCAGGTGAAATTACAAGCCGGATTGAAAAAATATTTAAAACACATTCTGAAAGCATGGATTATTTAAAATCTCTCGGGATTAAAGTTTCGCCGACCTATAAAAGTTTTAAAGAGGC